CCTGAACCCAGCGTGGGTCGAGTGGCTCATGGGATACCCAAGCGGGTGGACCGATTGCGAGGAATAGGGAATGGAATCGTGCCTCAGGTTGCCTATGAAATCATCAGGTCGATCTCTGAAGCAGAGGGAGCAGCTACAGGGATATCTTGACGACCAGAAGTCTGAAGAGGAAATCCTCCGTCCATTCTATCGGTATGGACGAACACAACAACCTACGCAAGGAGATGAATGCCTGAACTAAAGATTGAAGACGATGTTGCACGAGAGATCATCAACATTCTTCAGAGGGATCTGTCCGAGGAAGAACTGGATGAGTTGCTGGTTGAAGCACAAGAAACTCGAAGAGTGGAGAATAAAAAGCAAGAAGACCAGGCAAAGGATAAAAAAGGCTTATCCACCCGTCGTGGATTGTGGATGTGGTGTGCATTGAGACTCGCACATCAACTGGAATGGCGTGGAGACTACTGTTACACAAAGGACTTTCCTGATGTGTGGAATCGAAAGGATCACGATGACGAGGAGCAGCAGGTTGTTGTCCTGAACAAAATTCTGGATCAGCTTTGTCTGGAGAAACCACGTAGGTTCAACAAGAAAGACTTTCAGGTTGTGTACAAGCGTCTGGTGAAATCCTCAAACCGGCTCATGGAGACGATCAACAGGGTGAGCGCAATCTATGGGAGAGGACGCAGACCCTACTACTCTCCTCCTCCGGACTACAATGCCTAGACTCCGCAAGATGACATCAAAGGTCTGCGATGAATGCCAGGCGACCTACACGATTCCTGCACACCGTGGAATCAAACAGAAATACTGTAGCCATGCCTGTGCAACTAGGAATGTCTCTGGAAGAAGGAAAATCAAACCGAATGATGCACAACTCCAAGGACATCGGAATGCAGTTGCACTTGCGAAGCACAAGGCAGAAGAGCATCCAGATCCAACACCAGAGGAAGTGAAGGATGCAGTCAGGATGTTTCTGGATGAGGGAGGTGTGATCAAAACCATGGATCCGCAGCCGAAGATTGCACTTCTCAACCATGAGAAAGAGGAAGAACTCGAACTGATCCATTCTGTACTCAGTGCAGTCATACCTCCAGATCCGTTGAAATCTCCATGATTAAGGAGGAAACTCCTGCACACCCTTGAACACGTGGAAACTCCAGAGTAACCTGAGCCTTGGATCCTGTTCGTCCAAGAGCGTCGGAGGAAGAACAGTCCGGACTCCGGCGCTCACCACAATTCCAACCATCTGAGATGATCATGCCAACAAAAAAGCAGGGATATAATGCACGACTCGACGAAAGACTTGGTGCGAAAAGAGGGAAGCAATCCACGAAGAAAATGAGCGCTGCTGGACGTAGGAAAGTCTCAAAAGCAACAAGAAAACCCAAAGGCTCATATGGGTTCTCTAAGAAGAAATAATACCTCTCTCTACTAAGCATTGTGTGTATATATATATCTAAGAGGGTGTAGATAGTGTTGAAGTCTATAGCTAGTCCATGTCAGAATAAAGGATTACTTCCTAAGCGTAATAAACGTAAACTTAATGTGTGTGGAAAGAGTGATAGTGCCTAGTAAATACTATAGAGAAAAGAAGATGTGGGAGGATTGGAATAAACTTAGTGATGAAGATCGTAGAGTTATTAGGGAACGGATAGAAAAGTCTCTAGCATTCTGCACTGCACAACTAGAAGAAGATGGGAAGACCAGCATTCCAGATAACTCCTGAAATACTGGAGAAAACAGAGCGTTTAGCAGCTCAAGGTCTTAATCAGGTGCAGATTAGTGCGTGTTTAGGGATAGTTCAGAAGACCCTCATTGAGAAGAAACGAGCCTTCAGTGCATTTGGTAATGCCATAAAGATTGGCAAGGCAAAGGGTATTGGAACCGTTACAAATGCGCTGTTTGAAAGTGCGAAGAATGGATCTGTTCCGGCGCAAATATTCTTTCTGAAGAATCGAGATCCGGAGAATTGGAAAGATGTTACGGCACACAGTGTCTCTCTTGTTTCCAAGATGAGTGATAGCCAATTACTCTCTGAGGTTCGAGCAGACCCAGAACTTGCGAAAGTCCTGGAGTCATCGCCAGTAATCGAGTCAACCGACCACGAAGTAGTGGGATAACCCAATGTGGCGGATGTACATTCCGCCACGCACCCAATGATATCAGTGACTTACGAGGATGGCATCAGAATGTACCGTCAAATGTACCGTCAATCGTCAGCAACCGCTGCTGCGAGGCTATCGCGATGCAGACCTGCCCATGATCCTCGACTCGTGGCTCAGGAGCGGGTTGCAGTACCCGATCTTCGCCTCAGAGTGTGGACGACCACCCATCCGCCTTCGGGTACCGGGTACCCTCCTCCTCTCCCAATCTCGCACACTCCTAAAAACATTAATTCCAAAAACCAAGGTATTAGTTTTATGCAATCCAGAGGACGAGGATCACATCATGGGCTGGGTGTGTTATGAGGAGGAGTCTCCATGTTTACATTTTTTATTTATAAAATTTAATTTCAGAAGAATGGGCATGGGCAGTAGATTATTATCAGAGACAGGATTACCAGAGTCTCCAGATGAGTGTGAGGTAAGTTGGAGAACACCTGCACTTAATTTTTTCACAAAAACCCACAAATGGATTTGGAATCCATTTAGGAGTTGGACATGAAGGTAGGACGAGTTCAGTTTATAAAACCAGTGAGTATTCCACATTACAATGTGGTTGAAGGATTAAACTACAAGTCACACAATCACGAGTTGGACATGGAGTTTGACGGCAGCATTTTAACCATTCGTGGAATGCCGGAGAGGTTAAAGGGAAGGTTAGTAGAGGTGTGTGTTCCAATCTCGAACATCGCCGGATATCTTTCAATGGATGCAGAGTTAGAGTGGACAAGAGAAGATGAGCGCAGGAAAGCAGCACTTGAAGCGTCCAGACATTCGGGACAAGAAGCGCGGAACACGTCGGGAGCGGATGCACGATCTCAACCTGAATCCACAACAGCGAGCGCTCCTCGAAAACCTGGTCGCCCGAAAAAAGACAAAGGAGATCGAGGTCGCCCGGTTAAGCGACGCGTCTGAATCTTTGCGTGAGAGTTTATTTGCGGAGCAGCGCATTTTCTTTGATTCTGAAAGAAAGAAGAAACTCGCAAGATGTTCGCGTCGTGCAGGAAAGACTCATCTGAGCGCAGTGATTCTATTATGTGCTGCGATTGAGTATCCAGGAAGTTTAGTTCCATACATCACCTTGAGCATGAAGAACGCAAGGAGGATTTTGTGGGCAACCTTGCACGAGTTAGATTTACAGTTTGGAATCAATTTGGAGTTTCGTGCAAATGATCTGACTGCAACCTTGAGCAACGGTTCACAGATCATCTTGGCAGGCGCAACAGATTACGAGGAGATTCAAAAACTGAGAGGTCCAAAGTATGGTGCAGTGATTTTGGACGAGGTGCAATCAATGAAGGCATCAGTCTGTCGGACCTTAGTCGCAGACATTCTGGAACCAGCAACCATGGATTTGGATGGAACCATCTGTGCGTTTTTCACACCATCAGCAAGTGCAGCAGGATATGCATATGACATTGACCACATTGATGACGCATGGGAGAGACACCATTGGACAATGCTTCAGAATCTGCATCTTCCTCGTGCAGGAGAGTGGCTTGAACAGCGCAAGCAGGAGAATCATTGGACAGATGACACGCCAGTTTTCCGTCGGGAGTATTTGGGAGAGTGGATACATGATCAAGAGACACTCGTTTACGGTTTCAATCCGGAACGGAATTTATCTGATCCGGGTTCGGGCATTGACCTTGAGAGCTTTGTTTTGGGCATCGATCTCGGATTTGTGGATGCGTCTGCATTTGTCATTCTTGGATTTTCAGAAGACTCTCCAGACGTTGTGGTGGTGCATGCAGAGAAGACTTCAGGTCTTACAACAGAAGATATCGCGAGGAAGATTCACATTTTAGTAGACAGATTTGATCCTGTCCGTGTAGTTGCAGACTCTGGAGGACTAGGAAAGATGATTGTGGAGGAGTTGAACAAGCGCTACGAGTTGAACGTCTGGCCTGCAGAGAAGTCAAAGAAGTTGGATCACATCACACTCATCAACAGTGATTTTGAAACAGGACGTTTATTGATTGAAGAATCTCCATCAACAGAACCTCTTAGAGATGAACTCACACTTCTTGAGTGGAACCTCGCAGAAAAAGAAAAAGGACGGTTCATTGAGCGCGATGACCTAGAGAATCACTGTTCAGATGCAATGCTCTATGGCTGGAGAGAATGCATGCACTACTTGCATCGAGAATCAAATCCAGTTCCTGAATCAGGATCTCCAGAATATTTCAGGAAATTTGAGAAGGAACTAGAGGCAGAGTGTTTAAAAAGCGTCGAGGATCCTGAACCAGAGTGGTTTGAGGTGAATGTTGAAGAATCAGTTCATTACATTTAGAGATGT